AAATTAACATGAACAATAAATTAGTATTAGCAACAATGGTTATGGCAGCAGTTACTGGTAGCACATTTGCGAATGGTTTGGTAGTGGGTCAAGTAGAACCAAATACTACTGCACCTGTGGTTAGTGGTTACAACTCCGCAGCGCTAGGTGTGAATACAGTAGTTACTGGTACAAGTACAATCGTTTTAGGACGAGATGCTAAAGTTAGCGGTAATGATACAACAGTTATCGGTAGTAATAACGGCACAGTAAGTGCAAACCAAACAACAATCATCGGTTACAACAACAAAACCAATAGCGACCAAGAACAAGTGGTAATCGGCGCTAACTCCGAAACCGCAGGTCAAGGTGCAACAGTAATCGGAACGCACGGCAAGGCTACTGCATGGGATGCATATGCTATTGGTAATAACACAGTAGCAGACAAAAGCAACAGTGTGGCATTGGGCACTAATTCCGTAACAGATGATGCAGTACCAACACAACAAGTAGTATTAAATGGTGTAACTCATGTGTTCGCTGGTGAAAACCCTCAATCTGTAGTGAGCGTTGGTTCTAAGGATAGAGCAGGGTTTGGTGGTGTTAAACATTATACACGCCAAATTACAAATGTTGCAGCTGGACAAGTTGATGCAGCATCTACAGATGCAGTCAATGGCAGTCAGTTATACGCTGCCTACGATGAAATCGCATCTATGGGTGCTAAGTTAGTAAAACACGATAAAGACATTAAGTGCTTGAACATTCGTGTAGACCGCAACGTAAATAACATCAAGAATTTAACCGCTAAGGTCGATAGTAATTACACAACGATTACTAACTCTATCAACGCTACAAATGAGCGTGTAGGTGCAAATTTTAAAGCCATTCAAGATAATACAGATGCTATCAAAGTAAATGCTGGCAACATCAAAGCAAATACAGATGCAATTAATCGTCATGAAACAGTAATCAACAATCACGCAACGATCATTAATAATCACGAACAACAATTACAATCTCACGAACAAACATTAGTAGACCATGCGAACGTATTGGAAAATCATGAAAACCGCATTGAAAGTTTAGAACGTGGAATGACACGCAATGTAGAACGTGAAATTGGTAAAGCTGGCGCAGCGAATGCAGCATTATCCGCATTACACTACTTAGGCTACAACAAAGATGATAAGTTGACATTCTCCGTTGGTTACGGACACTACAAAGGACATAGTGCAGTAGCGTTAGGTGGTTTCTACGCACCAAACGAACACGTAATGTTTAGCGTAGGTGGTACATTAGGTTCTGAAAAAATGGTAAATGCTAGTGTGAACTTCAGATTAGGTAAAGGTTCTGAATATGAGTTGAACCACAAAGGCAAAATCAAAGAACTTGAAACATTGGTTACTCAATTAGTGGCAGAAGTTGAAGAGTTGAAAGCGAATAAATAATGTGCAGTCCTAGAAGAATTAATGTGCCACAACGAAAAGGCTATATCCTGTGGATACTAGAGGCAGAACGGCAACGAAAAGAAAAAGAGTTAAAACAACTTACGTATTTTGCCGTAGGTGTGGCGATAGTGCCTTTAGTTTTCATAGTATGTGCGTTACTTTATGTTTTGATTAAGTAAAGGATATGGGCGGTGAAATATCCGCCCTATCATAAGAGGTGAGTATAGTGTCTTGTTATACAGAGTTAAGGAAAAAGATATTTAGATGTTTTGATTTACAAAGTCTAATCGTATATCACAGGGACGTATTCGTATCATTTCACATAGGGCAAATTAACGAGGATGAACATAGACAGTTAAATGAACTTATAAATCGAATTATAGTTAAAGGTCTTAAATGTGAAGAGATAGGGTTATAAGAGGTAAATAAAATGAATGAAGAAAATAAAAATGAATTAAGTATTAGTGAATCTGAATGGCAAGCTAGATTTAGAGGAGAGTATAAGGGATTAAAAGAGCGTTATAACAAACTACACAGAATGATTGTTAGATATGATGCTGGAACTTTAAATTTTAAACCAACGTGTCCTATAGATTTATTGCGTAGGCAAAAGGCTACTATGGGAGAGTATTTAAACATACTTGAAATTAGAGCGGAAATTGAAAATATACGTGGTTTAGATGATGATAACCATAAATTAAAAAGCGATTATGAAATAGCGAAGAATGGAAGATTTGCATGAGTAACTATAGCGGTTACGTTAAACACTCAGATTTTTACATAGCACCTCAAAGCTATCAAGATGCATTTGATTTCTTGTGCCAGCTTGCGGTGGAAAGTGAAGAGGATGTGTTTTATATCGGTAAGGTAAGTGAAAATATAGATGATTTTGAACTATATGATGTAGTTGAATTTAGATGGAATGAGGATAGAGGAGCGTGGGTACAGTATGATCACAGATAAACAAGGTAGAGAGTGGTTATTTCAAAAATTATATGATGATGGCTGGCGGTATATAATTGGTAGTAATAGTACATTCATATACTTAACCAAAATTAAACCATTGATTATTGATGGTTTTTATAAGTGTAATGGTGAAGAATATACCTGTATTGGACGGACACATGGAATATTACCTGACTTGGAAATAGGCGAGGTAATGGATATTGCAGACGAATTAGGTATTATTGATTGGTCAAAAGTAGAAGTTGATACACCTGTATTAGTAAGTAACGATAATAAAGAATGGATTAAAAGATATTTTGCGAGATACGAAGATGGAAATGTATATTGCTGGCTAAGTGGTAAAACATCATGGACTGCCATTTGTGAACTTTCGATTGGACATTGGGATTACACAAAACTAGCAGAGGTATAAATACATGATATGGTTTATGTTATTTTGTTTGATAGTTGCTATGGGTAATGTGGATAGTGGTTATGCAAATGCAATTATATTTATAGCTTGGAGTGTGTTGTTTTACTTGGTGCTTATAAATGGTGGATTTAACTAGTGAGGTGAAGTGTTTGGGAGAATTAGACGATAAGAAACTAATAGAAATGGCGGTTGAATACCTGCAACCTGTTAAGTTAATTGATGTACAGATAGCATCTATCAAGGAAGAAATCAATCAGTTAAGAGCAAACCTTACATCGATAGGTGCTATTGATTACAGTAAGGATAGAGTAACAGGTGGTGGAACTCCGCAAGGGTTAGAGGGTAGCGTAGCAAGATTTCTTGATACAGTAGCAGAACGTGATAAGCGTATTGATGAACTATCAAAACTAAAATGTGATGCGATCACTAAGATAGATGCACTAGATGAAAAGCTAGGGGCAATTATCCTACGTTATGAGTTTGTACTCAACAACACAACAGAAGATGCTTATAAAATGATTGGGTGTTATTCCACGAAACAGGCGAAACGATACAAGCAAAAAGCATTATTGGAGTTTGGGCGAAAATTTGTCCTATAATGTCCGCAAATGTCCGTGATTGTCCGTGTACCTATAGTTTGCTATTAGGTATAATATATATGTAGAAGTTGCCACTAAGCGACTACTACTCACTCTTTCCTTAGGACAAATCAAAACACAACAACAAGCGCACCCAAATAAGAGTGCGCCTTTGTTGTATATGGGCGAAATGGAACGTATAGCGCTAACGGTCGCAGAGTAGCAGCGCAACCATATTTGATTTGGCGAGTGAAACACTATACTTTTTTCTAATTTCAATTTGAAGTATGTGTTAAGACAAAAATTTTATATGTAAATTTTTACTGCTGACTGATACAGGGTAAGTCGAATATCATCAAGCATAGCTTATACATTATACATTTTCAGATACGAACTTACCCTATATTGGTTACACATTGAATACTGACAACTAGCAGCCTCCAAAAGAACTTTATTCATATTTTGTTGTTACTTAACCTAACACGATTACGATCCATCAAAAATGTTAGTTGTTAGTATTGAGTGTGTCATTGATTATTGAAAACTGGAGTTGTATTGTTTCCTAGGAACAGAGTATTATCACTCACGCTAACAAGAGCGTAGCGGTACAACTTTGGTTTTGAGTGATTAATACAAAGAAACAGAATAAAACTATCACATAATGGGGTATATCCACGGCGATATACTCCAATTTTTGTATAAATCTATCATAAAGGGGAGATTATGACGGATGTTTTGTGTTGTAAAAAGAAATGCCTTAATAATAAAAATGGCATATGTACCGCAAAGACAATAGAATATGACGGCTTATGTCAAACATATATTACTTGTGGCGGTGCAAGTAAAGGTAATTATGGCTTATGTGTTAGATCACATGGAAAACTCAAAAGGAAAGGTGGCGAAGTGCTGAAATGATTAAAGCAATCAAACAATTCATTGAAGATAGAAAGCTATTCAAACAAGCAGCCAAGGACTTGAATAATAAAGACCTACAGGCTAAAGCAAAATATGCTTATGAACATCGTGGCGATACAATGATTACACTCATTGATGGTTTAGCTATCATATGTGGTGTATTAATCTTAATCGGTATTGTGTGGTGTTGGATGTGAATTATCAACCAACGATAAAGAAACTACTTAAAGCATTACAAATGAACGGCAGACGATATGTAGTCGATGTACGGCAATCATGGAGTAAATATGATAAGCCTTGTAAGGTATATATCGTTAATCGAATGTACACAGAGGAAGAATACAAACTAACATTCCCTCACAAGTACAAAAAGGGTAAGACATTTAAAGCGAAACAACTTTATAAGAAAGAAAGTGAGTACAGTAGCACCAAGCAACACGAGGTGTTACTTTTTTTAGTTAAGACATATAAAGGTGGTGATTGATGTTGAATGATACAAATCTGACAGACAAACAACTGCTATTTGCAACTGAATACATCAAGACCGCTAATGCTACACAAGCTGCATTAAAGGCTGGATATTCAGAAAATAGTGCAAGGCAACAGGGAAGTAGATTGTTGTCAAATGCTAACGTGAGCCAATATATACAACAACACATGGAGCAAAAGAACAATAACACAATCGCAACTGCTGATGAAGTCCTACAGTATCTCACCAGAGTTATGAATGGCGAAGAGAAAGATGCATTTGGTTTAGATGTATCTGTAGCAGATAGAACTAAGGCAGCAGAACTCTTAGGCAAACGGCACATGCTATTTACTGA